AAAGGTCAACGCATCTAAGATGGTTGACTTGCCTGATCCATTAGTACCGACAATTAAATTCGTTCTAGAAACTTGAAGATCTACCTCAGAGAATACATTCCCTGTTGATAGGAAGTTCTTCCAGCGAACTTTTTCAAAAACAATCATTCTTTAGTTGCTACTTCAGGTGGTATAATAAGATCATCAGGAGTTATAATAGAAAACTTCTGATTTTGTGCTCTACATGAATTAATAATATGCTCTGCTTCTGCTTCTAATACTTCCAGTTCTGGATTCTCATCATCTTCTGCCAATGCCATAACATAACGATCAGCATCATCACCCTCAACAAAAAGAGGAACTATACGTTCATCCTTTGCATCAAACACAGAGTATATGCCCTGTGGATGTCCTTTGAGAGTGATAACAAACATAGATTATACTACCTCGCATGATTCTATGTATAGGGATTGCATCAATTTCTTAAGATCGGTTTTATCTACAGACAAATCAATCTCATCTATGTACTCACTGAGCAATGTCAGTGTGTCTTTCACGTCCAAGTCTACATCATCAACCGCTTCTGTGTCAACCAATGTTTCAACGATCTTAACATCATGGACTCCTGTGCGATAGAGTTTGTCCACGAAGTCTTCAAATTTCGTATAACTACGCTTCTCTTCAACAATAACTTTAACAAAGCTATCCTTAAAATGATCTGTATTGAAGTTGGAGTAATCGTTCTCAACATCGTTGTAGAAAACCTTCTGGAATATTTCAAACGGATTCTTAATGAATCTAAGTTTATCGGTTTCGGTATCATAGATATGAAATCCCCTTTGATCTTTGTAATCGTTCCAGAACATCTGATAAGGGTTACCGAGGTATTGTACGTTACCTCTCTTTGATCTGTGATGAAAATGTCCAGACCAAACACGATCATAATCTTTGAATACAGATGTCTCTAGTCCACCATGATCAAATGTCATTCCTGGTGTCACTTCAAAACCATTCATTTCTAAGTGACCACATACTATACTAGCATCTGATTCTTCTATTGCTTTCATGGACTGCTCTTTATTATCAGCATTGATCCAAGGAAGCATCAAGAACTTCGTATTACCTTTACTTATTTCTGTTACATCTTTATATATGGTGATGTTATCATATTCTTCTAACAGTAGCTCTGGGGAATTAATCCTACTAGTATTCTTGTAGTACGTAGTATGATTCCCAAGAATCATGTGTACATCATACTTTCTAAGTCTGTCAAAGTAATCTGTCTTAATACGATTAAGAGTATTAAAGTCCATAGACTTTCTGTTATCAAAAGTGTCACCCAGATCAAAGATTGTGGTGATACCTTCTCTCTCAAGAACAGGGAAAAATATTTCATTGTAAAATTTATGCCAGTAGTTCCAGAACGCAAGAGATCCTTTGCGTCCATCAAGATGCTGATCTGTGATGACTGCTATCTTCATTTAGATCTGTTATGAAGAACAATAAATTTGTCTGCTGCAAAAGTACCAGCAATACAAACCTCAATCTCATCTCCATCTTTCCAATTTACAGTACCATCCTTCTTGGTATGAGCCAATGCTACTGTGAGATCATCAATAATCTTTTGTGTCAATAGCATAACCGTGTCTTAATATTATATACTGCTCTACTCTGTGGATTAAGTTCTCTTAATTTTTTAACTACTGCTAATTGTACTTCAAGAAGTTCCATATGGTTTTATAATAATACGATTGTTTTTATAGTCTGCTATGAATTCAAGTGGAACTTCATGATCCCACATGAGTTCTTCATACATTGCATTCAAACGATCCATGTCTTCCCAGAGATCATTCAAATGTTCAGGCAAGTGATCTTCTGGTTCGCTCATCGGTTCATTTTAATTTCAATGTTTTCTTTAATGCTACCCATCTCTGCATGATTAGCATTCATACCTGACATTGTACCATCATATGTGTCTGTATGCATTACCTCATCATATCCAGACTTCTCAAGAATCTTATTCTTAATCTCCATCTGCTTCTTCTCCTTCTGTATGCGTCTCAAGAAGGCGTAATAGATTATCTGTGTGAAGTATGCGAATGGGTTGCTAGACTTAGTTGGATCAAAATTATCTATGTACTGTAAGCAATTCTCAATGCCATCACAAATCATGTCCTCACGGAACATGTAGTTAACAAAGTTAGGTTTATATGATAGGTGTGTTGCAATCTTTAAAAAGCAAGAACCAATATAATTAGGTACACGAGGTCGGGGATCTTCTGCTTCCCGTGCCTTGATAACAGAATTACGATAGATAGTAATCGCTTCTAGAAACTCTTTATTGTTGACGTAATATTCTGTCTTCTTCTTTTTCATTCGTGGCATGACTGCTCCCTTTAGTATAGGTGAATATGACCAAATTGTCAAGGGGGCTTGACAACCACCAACAAACCCAGTAGGATAACTCTGTTAAGGGTTCAGGGATAAGTCTAGCTTCTTTTATATAAATCCTCTAAGAACCTCTTAGTATTCTTTACTGAACCTAGGTGACCCATTTCACGAGTGAAGCTTTGAGGATCATAAGATTCTCTAAAATGATTTATCTCTATTGTATGTCTTCTAACAGACTCATTATAAAATTCAGAGATTTTTATATCTTCAATTTCAGTCATAGTAAGGACATGTTGTTTTGGTAAAACAAACATATGATCAAAAGTTGAATGGATCCATTCAGTTAAAGCAAATCCATTTATTCTGACGTTCTTCTTCTGTTGATCTACACGAGTAACTGACATAGGATTTTCCAGAACAAGACTATCATCATCTGGCATGTAAGAAACTTTAGATATAAGTTCCTCACCAGTGGTAAGCTTAATTGTTGCTATAAAATCTGGTTCCATTATCCTGCCTTTAGATTTATTTTAATAACTTCATATTTAAAATTTTCTTCGTTGTAGATGTTTACTCTCTCATTCAGATGTTTAATAGTATAGTTCTGACCACCAATATCATCAGCGATATCGTAGAGTGTAGCTATGGATTTGCCTTCTCCCCTACGGAGAACTCTTCCAATGGATTGGAGGTTTCTAATTCTTGATTTACTGGGGCTTGCGAACACGATATTGTGAAGACGCTTAATATTGATACCAGTACTAAAAGTCCCATAGGACGCAACGATGATAGCATTGTTTTCTTCCTCTGTAATTAATCTAACTTCCTCACGGTCTTCCACTTCCGTGCCGCCGTGAACAAAGAAAACCTTACGATCTTCTTTAACATTACTATTTATCAGATCATATAAGGGTTCACCATGCTTTTCAATGTAGTTAAATAGTACTAGGGTATTACCTTCTAGGTCTCTCACTAAGTTTTTGATTAGATTGTTTCTACCCTTATGTTCAACCAGATAATCTATCTCATCGTGATATGTTTCAAAATGTTGAGCAGAATGTTGACAAAGCAGTATCTTGATCCTAAATTTACTTAGGTAGCCTGACTTGATTAGATCATCTGTCTTGGTTACTTGGTCACAGGATCCAAAGAGACCCTCAAGTACCCACTTATGAGTTTTACTTCCGTCCAGTGTACCAGTAAAACCAAATCTATATTTAGCATTATGCAACTTAGTCATGATGCCAGTTAAAGATTTACTCTTGAATAGATGTGCTTCATCACCGATCACACAATCTATGTCATCAAAATATCTCTTAGGGAATTTATAAATTGATTGCCAAGTTGATATAATAATATTTTTATCTGTATTCTTATCCTTACCACCATATATCTTATGAATAAAGTCCTCGGCATTCCATCCGTAGTCAACGAAGTCGTTGACCATTTGCTCAACAAGGGAAGTAGTTGGGACGATTATAAGTATCTTCTTGGAGGTGGCAGCGTAGTATCTGACTATGGAGTAGATCATAAGAGACTTCCCAGACCCCGTAGGAGATAATAACAACTTACGATTATTCTTTAAAGCCTCGTACACTGCCTTGTATTGGTAGGGACGGGGTTTTATATTGCAAACTTTATCCATGAAATGTTTAACACCAGGTGGTGTAACAAAATCATTCTCTTCATAAACATCACCATACCATTCATCTTTCTCATACTCTATCTGGTATTGTCTTTCATAAGCCCATGTATCAAGACGGTCTGTCAGACCACAATATAATGCACCAGTACCAGGAGAATACAAACGGATAGTACCATCCCAATGTCTGTACCTAGGATTCTTTTTTAAATACTTTGCTTCAGGAACTTCAAACGTAAAATAGTCTGCTAGTTCCCTATGGACATGCTCCTCTTCAGATTGAATTGTAATATAAACTTCATTCTTCTTTTTTACTAAGAGGTGTGTCATTACTGTCCATTAACATATTTTACATTAAATGATACACTGATTCTATCAGTATCAGATTTGTTGGTGGTTATACCATGCATCAACCAACCTGGAAATAATACCAACTCTCCTTCCTCACATACAATTTTACTAGCTCCTCCCTCACCATCTAAACCAGGAGTAGGACTCTGAAAGAAGAGATTGCCAGTGGATCCCTTTAATTTAAAATAATATACTCCAGCAATATTAGCTCTACCGTGATGATGAACATGGCCATAATCATGCTTTTGAAATT